GCGAAGTTCTTTGTGCGTTGGCGCGTGCTGCCGTCCAGACCGGGCTCGTTCCACACCGTCTGCCAGCGGAGCGTCCCTTTGCGCGTGATGCTCTTGCGCACCGATGCCATGGGAAAGCGTTTCCTTCTGTTGCTCGTGATGAATGGCGCGGCACGAGGCCGAGCAGAAGCGGGGAGCGCGGTTGGGGCGGCGGATCTCGAACCAGGAATTGCACACCTGACAGCGCGTCATGGGTAGCGGGTGCTCAAGCGCAAGCCAGGCCTGCATGATCAGGAAGACATCGAGCTCGTTCGTCTTAAATGCGGGAGCGAGGCTATCGGGATCGGGCGCGACTTTGACCTTCTGCATAGCGGCCTGGGCGACCGGTTGGTCGAGAAAGCGCCACGCCTCGGTCCGCTCCTTCTGATCGCGCACGGGGTAACTGACCCCGAGCTCGTCGGGTGGCGCCCAGCCACGCGCCGCCTGCTGCAAGGCCATCGCCAGCGGCGCCCATAGGCCGGTGACGACCTCCCCAGGAACAGCCGGGACCGGGCGGGCGCCGCGCAGGCCGTGCCGCGAGACCGTGGTTACATAGCCTTGCGGTTGGCCCCTAGATAGCGCCCCGCTGGGATCGCCACGACGGCGGGCGAAAGCCTCGCACGCGTCGGGGTCGGCGAGATCAAGCTCGGCGAGATCGCGCCAGGTCGCGTCGACCGGCTCGGGTGTCCAGGCCCGACCTTCGCCAGTGGTGGTGATTTTCGCGAAACTGCGGCGCTGCAGCAGCGTGCCGTCGGCGAGGATCACGTCCCGCGGGACCAGCTCGTCTTGCGCAACCGCGGCCGGCCAGCGATGGCCCGGAAAAACAAGCTTTCGGCCTGACATGCCCTGCTTCGCCCTGTGTCGCTGACATTCGGTCTACGGCAAAACGGGAGCGAGCGCAACTTACGCTATTGATGTAAAATAGCATAAGTGAGACTATCGGACAGCCATGAAAGGAGGGCGCCAATGACCCGGAAGCGTCGCCGAAGCCCACGTCGGCCAGCGCCTACGATCCGTGAGTTCGCGCAAATCGCCGGCACTACCGAAGCCATCATGCGCAGCCTTGTGCGCTCAGGCGAGATCAAGACTGTCAAGTGCAACGGCGTTCAACTGATCCCGCCAGCGGCCCAAGCTCACTATCGCGAGCTGTACGGCGCCCCGCCCGCTTCTGACGCTGGCGACGCCACCGCCTCAAGGCAACACCAATGAGCAAGCGACCTGAAAAAGCGAAAACGCGACCCGGGGAGATTTCGAGCCGCCCCGAGTCGCGTTCCTCACGAAAAGTGCTCGGTCCCCTGGGATAGGAAAGGAGCCTTTTCCATGTCCCCATATAGCGAGATTTTGAGAATCGTCAATTCTGCAAGCACTCCGCAGCGTCCCGCTCGGCAGGTCACCGGGCAGTACGTTGCCAAAGCGCACCTCGGTCGGCGGCAACGGGCCGCGCTTGCAGCCGGTCTCGCCAACGGTTCGGTCACGATCTTTCCGCTGACTGTGCGGCAGGCGGCGACGCTCGTACAGGTCCCGGTTCTCGACGTCACTCGGGCGCGGCGTGCCAACGGCAACGGTCACGCCAACGGCAATGGCAAGCCCGACGGCGAGACGCTCGCGCAGCACCTCGCGCGGAGCACGCCAGCCGAATTGCAGGAGGCCGCGCGCACTGTCGGCGTCGATGCAATCTGGGACCGTATGATCTCGCCAATCATCGCCACCGAGCGGACAGCGGCTGAATGAACCAGCAGCAGCGGCACCGCGCGCGCGAATGCGCGCGGCGCCGCTTCGTTTGAGAGAAGCGCCATGTTCGACCACAGTTGCCAGGTTCAACGCCGCCCTCTCGTCGAACGAGGCGACGACTTCTACGAAACGCCGACCGTTGCCGTCGAGACGTTGCTGCGAGAAGAGCGCTTGCCGCATCGCCTGTGGGAGCCGGCATGCGGCCGCGGCGCAATCGTGCGGCCGCTGCGCGCAGCCGGACACGAAGTCCTTGCCTCGGATCTCGTGGATTACGGCGACCCAACACACTTCTACCGGCGCGACTTCCTCATGGAGAAGCTGCCACGCGGATGCGAGGGCATCGTCACCAACCCACCGTTCAAGCTGGCTGAGCAATTTGCGGCGCACGCCATCGCGATTTGCCCGCTCGTGGTCATGCTGATGCGGCTCGCGTTCTTTGAATCCGAGCGGCGTCGTGAGGTTCTGGAGAACTGTGGGCTGGCCCGGATTGACTGTTTCCGTAAGCGACTCCCGACGATGCACCAGGCCGCGCGGACGGACCGCAAGGTCAATTGTGGCATGGCGTTCGGCTGGTTCGTTTGGAACCGCAGCCACACCGGGCCGACCGTCATCGACCGGATCTCGTGGGAGTCGGCGTCATGACCCTTAAAGTCATCGGCATCGACGAGCGCCTCGCCGAAAAGAGTGGTCCCAAGATCCTGCTCAACGGCCTCTCCGGTGTCGGCAAGACTTCGCTCCTGCGCACGCTGTCCGCGAAGATGCTGGCATCGACCCTGGTCGTCGATATCGAGGCCGGGCTCAGTGCTGTGAAGGATTTGCAGTTTGCGAGCGTGCGGCCGCGGACATGGGACGACTGCAAAAATTTAGCTTGCATACTGACCGGCCCCAATCCGGCACTACCGGCAACCGCCGCCTATTCCGAGGCCCACTTCAACGAACTTATGAAAGATGGCGAGCTCGCTCCGCTCACCTCCTATTCGATCCTCTTCATCGACAGCGTGACCGCCGCTAGTCGCCTCTGCTTCACCCAGGCCGAGCAGCAGCCCGAGGCTTTCACTGATCGCGGGCGCAAGGATCTACGCGCGATCTATGGGCTCCACGCCCGCGGCATGCTCGGCTGGTTCAATCAATTGCAACATGCGCGCGAGCGCACCGTCATCTTCGTGGCGGTGCTGGAGAAGAACACCGACGAGCTGAATATTTCGACCTGGCAGCCCCAAATTGAGGGCGCGAAAACCGGACGCGAACTGCCTGCGATCGTCGATGAAATCATCACGATGCAGTGGATCGACTTCGGCGATCGCAAACCGGTGCGCGCGTTCGTTTGCACGAATCCGAATCCATGGGGCTATCCGGCGAAAGATCGCTCCGGCCGGCTCGACCAACTCGAACCGCCGAATCTTGGCGCGTTGATCGAGAAACTAACGGGCCCCGGTCAGCGCAAACCAATCAACGTCGTTTCATCCGAGCAGCATGCTCAAAACTAGAGGAGATAAGACGATGTACGACTATACAGATGCACCGCCATCGAAGTTCGAACCGAAGATCCCGGAGGGGGAAAAGGGCACCCTCGTCATACACATCAAGCCCGGCGGCGTCGGCGAGGATCAGATGCTCACACGCAGCCGGGACGGCGGCTGCGAGATGCTTAGCGTTATGTTGACCGTCGCCGAGGGAGCGTACAAGGGGGAGAAATTTCCCGAGAATTGGATTCTGAACGGTACTACCGACGGCCATGCCAAGGCCGGAGAAATCACTCGCCGCAAGCTGAAAGCGATTCTCGATAGCGCGTTCGGCCTCGATCCCAACGACAAGAGTCCGGAAGCGCGCGCACGCCGCACCATCAGCCTTGGCCAGCTTGAGGGCATGGCCTTCATGGCTGAGATCGGCATCGTCGAGAAGGGCAGCGGCGACTACAGCGACAAGAATATCGTGGCGGTGGTGATCACGAAGGATAGGAAAGACTGGCGCCCCGTCGAGCAGCCGCCGCCCTTCAACGGCGGTGGGGCCGCGAGTTCTTCCACGCCTCCTCCGTCCGCGCCTCCCGTCCAGCGGCCAGGGTGGGCGTCGTGAAGAAGATGCGCAGCGTCGGAGAAGTCTCGCTCTCCGCAATTGAGGATCAATGGCAACGCGACGCCACTGCTGCTGCCATTGCGGCCGCACGTGGGGTCGTCCAGGTGGACGGCCCCATCCCACCGGGCGCACCGGTCGGGCGGTTGAGTGATGTTGAGTGGGGGTGGATCGTCGCTGCGGTGTTGTTCGGCTGGATCGGTAAACGCGCCGAACAGGCAGCTGCGGAACAACTCGACACGGAACAGCTCATCCGCCTGACCGCGCACGACGCATGTGCGTGGGACGCAGGCGCGGTGGCAGCGATCTTGCCGGAGCTCGCTGACGCCTGTTCCGACTTAGATTGGTCGAAACCGCTGACCGCATGGTCACGTGAAGACATCACCAAGTTCCTGCTCAAGGCCATGCCGCTGATCCGCAAGGCCATGCTGGCGCGCGACATCAGCGACAAGGGCATTACCCGCCAGTCGAGCGCCAGCACGATTGCGCGCCAAGCCAACGCCGCAGCAGGCGGCCCGCTGATGACGCCTGATGAGTTCGACGACCAGATTAGCCTTTGACCGGAGTGCTCCAGTGCTGAACCTCAACCGCGCCAATCTCTCGATCGAGCCTATCAATAGCGCCATTAATGACGCGATCGAGCGCGTGGCAAGCACCACGGCGGAATTACCGCGCCCTTATCTGGGTGCGTCGATTGTCGGGCACGAGTGCCTGCGGCGCATTCAATATGATTGGTGGTGCAAGCCGGTGCTCGCCGCCAGGACGCGCGAGATCTTCGACCGCGGGCACTATTTCGAAGACCGCGCCCGCCGACGTCTCGTAGCGATCGGTTTCAAGTTTGCGCCACCGGAGGCGCTGGCTTTTTCCGCCGCCGGCGGTGCGCTCTGCGGCCACGCCGACGGCATCATTATTCACGGTCCCGACCTCCCAGGCACTTATCTGATTTACCCGCTGATCTGGGAGCACAAGGCAGTCAATGCCAGGAATTGGCGCGCGGTTGAACGCGACGGGCTGGAAAAGACATTCCCTCACTACGCTGCGCAAGTCGCGCTCTACCAGGCTTATTTCGACATCACCAATCCCGCACTGTTCACGGTCACGAACGCTGACACGTGTGAGTTTCTGCACTTCCTCGTGCCGTTCAACGTCGAGCGCGCACAGCTTTGGTCCGATCGCGCCGTCAACATCATTGAGGCGACACGCGCCGGTGAATTGCTGCCGCGTGGTTATGACGATCCCCAGGATTGGCGCTGCACGATGTGCCCACACAAAGAGCGGTGCTGGGGATGGTGAGCCATGGCACTGCCGCGCGAGCTCGCTGTCAAGATTGGCAAACCAATTCGCCTGCTGGCCTCCAGCAGTCGGGGCGAAGCCTTTGCTGCGCTGTGTGCCATCGCGCGCATGTTGGAATCCCATGGCTATACCTTTCATACGCTCGCCGATCACGTCGAGAACGGCAACGGCTTGAGCGAGGACGACAAGAAGAAGATCCGCAGCGAGATCGAGAACGCTCGCGCCCTCGGCTACGCGGAGGGTGTGAAGGCGGCAGAGGCGAAGCAGCACGGCACCGGTGCGTTCCGCAATACAGACGGGGCACTCGAATGGACCGAAGTCGCGCTTTACTGCCAGCGGGAGAAGCAACGGCTCCCTAGCAAGCATCACGAGTTCATCGACGACATGGCGTCGCGCACCGTTTACGGGCGCGAGCCGACTCCGAAGCAGCATCAGTATCTGCACAGTTTGTTCTTCAAACTCGGAGGCAAGCTCACATGAACCCGCGGGCTCAACCCAATCCGCCTACCGTGTTCGAAGCTGCGCTCGACTATGCGCGCTGCGGCATCCCAGTCTTTCCATGCAATTCGATCGACAAGAGACCGCTCACGTCGAATGGCTTCAAGAACGCGACCAGGGACGAGACGCAAATCCTCGGATGGTGGCAGCAGTATCCCAACGCCATGATCGGTGCGCCGATGGGTCCCGCGAGCGGGATATGGGCGATCGATCTCGACCTCGATCCCGCCAAGAAGATCGACGGCAAGGCCACGCTCGACCAGTTGACCGCGCAGCGCGGGCCGCTCCCGCCCACCTGGGCGACCGTAACTCCGCGCGGCGGCCGGCATTTGATTTTCGCTTGGGACCCCAACGTCGACATCCGCAACAGCGCGAGCAAGATCGGCCCCGGCATCGACGTGCGCGGCAACGGCGGTTACATCTGTTTGCCGCCGAGCCGGAACGCCACCGGCGGAGCGTATCAATGGGATCCAGGCGGACCGCAGAATGCCGCCGTGGCGCCGCCTTGGCTGATCATGCTTGCCAAGACGAGGAGGATTAGCGCCTACGCGAAAGCGGCACTCGAGCGCGAATGCAAGAACGTCGCCGCTGCCTTACCGAGCACGCGTAACAACACACTCAACACTGCTGCGTTTAATCTTGGTCAACTTGTCGGTGGCAACGCCCTCGATGAGCAGGAGGTGCGTGATCGCTTGTTCGAAGCGGCGGAGACTTGCCGGCTGGTCGCCGATGACGGTGCGCCGCAGGCGTGGGCCACCATCGATAGCGGTATGACGGCCGGCAAAAAGCAGCCGCGCGGCCGGCCACAGCCGCAGAGCGGTACTCGTCCCACCATTCGGCTCGCGGACGGTGAGCTGCTTCGCATCCTCACAGAAATCGAGGATGCACTGCTTGCATCGGGTGCGCCGGTTTTCTCGCGCGCTGGAAGGCTGGTCGAGCCCGTTGCCGAAAACATGCCCGCATCGGACGGTCGCAAGACTACGGTTGCGCGCTTGCGGGAGCTCTCCCCGGAAAGCCTCCTGGCTCCGATCGCCGAAACCGCCGCATTCCAGAAATGGGATCGCAAGCGCAAGCACTTGGTCGATACCGACCCGCCGCTGCATTATGTGCGCATTCTGCTCGCGACCGAGCGACGCTGGCGGCTCCCGCACGTCTCCGGCATCATTACCACGCCAACGCTGCGCCCGGATGGTTCGCTGCTCGTCGATCCCGGCTACGATCCTGAGACCGAGCTCTATCTCGCGCCGGGGTTTCAAATCCCGCCAATACCGGAGCATCCGACCAAGGATCAGGCGCTCGCGGCGCTCAAGCTGCTAATCGATTTACTGTCTGAATTCGGCTTCAAGGGCGACATGGTTCGCCGCGGCCTCGTCTGTAATCTCGAGACGCTGGACGAGCGGCCGGAGCTGCGGAAGTTCAAGCGTAACACGTTGAGGCAGGCCGGGGCGAACCGGGCGACCTATGTCGCGGCCAGCCTGACGGTGATGCGCGCCTACCTCGCGGCTGGGGCGCCCGAGGTGTGTGGACCATTCGGTAGCTATGCCGAGTGGTCGACCATGGTGCGCAGCCCGTTGGTTTGGCTGCACGAGCCTGATCCGGTGGCGAGCGTCGATGCGACTCACACGGAGGATCCGGAGCTCGCTGAGCTGCGCGAGTGGGTTGTCTTGTGGCTGGCGGAGTTCAAGCCTGACGAGCCCTATTCGAGCGCCAGCTTCGTCGGAGCCGCGTCTGTGGCGCCTGCCGGTTTCAATTCAAACCCGCTCAAGCAATTCCTTTTGCGCGTCGCCGGTGACAAGGACGGCAACATTTCAACCAAGCGCCTGGGCGAGTGGCTGCGTCGCAACAGCGGGCGCGTTGTGCGGATCGCCGATGGTCGTAGGTTCTGGATGATCAAGGGGCACGATCGGATCACGAATGCTGCGACCTTCCAGCTCTCAGAGGTGAGGTGAACCGGGACCCCCGGGAGGCCCGGGAGCTCTACCCTTAGTACCATTATTTTTGCCTGGTGATTTCGCGCGTACTGATGCTCGAGGTCCCGGAGGTCCCGGTAAATACAGAGGAGTGGTTCACATGCCCGGCAATCAAGAGAAGTCCGCAATCACAGCGCGGGGCGAGAACGCCTCAGTCAAGTCACAGCTTGATACCTTCCTTGCCGAGATCAAACAGCTTGCCTCGACCGGGACAGACACGCATGGACGCCTCATCTTCGCCCTCGATGCCACCGCCAGCCGGGAAGCGACCTGGGACACCGCTTGCAAGCTCCAAGCCGAGATGTTCCAGGCCGCTGCTACCGTTGGTAGCCTCGACCTTCAGTTGGTCTATTATCGCGGTCTCGGCGAGTGCCGCGCCTCACGCTGGATCTCCGACTCCGCACAACTCGCCAAGATCATGTCGTTGATCATGTGCCGCGCCGGTCAGACCCAGATCGAAAAGGTCCTTACCCACGCCAGCAAGGAAACCAAGCTGCTCAAGGTGAGCGCGCTCGTATTCGTAGGCGACGCATTGGAGGAGAGCCCCGACATCGTCCTTAGCGCGGCTAGCGCCCTCGGCCGGCTCGATGTCCCTGCCTTTATGTTCCAGGAGGGTCTAGATCGTTTGGTTGAACAAACCTTCCAGGACATCGCACGCCTAACCCATGGCGCCTATTGTCGCTTCGATCCCGGGGCAGCCCGTCAGCTGGCCGAGCTCCTGCGCGCAGTCGCGGTCTTTGCTACCGGCGGACTGACAGCGCTCGCCGACCAGCACAATGCCAGCGCGGTCAAGCTTCTGAGCCAGCTGAGGTAAGAGGCGGAGCTTATATCGAAATCGTAGCGCAGGAATAAAGGTTGCTTTCACCCCAATGGTCGCGGCTTTCGGAACAGGCGGCACTCGGGGAAAACGGAAATGGCAGGACCGCCAGTTTCTGGAAAACCA